TGATGATGCTTACGCTTCTGCGATTACAGACCTTAGAGGTGCTGTAACGACAGGAACTGAAGTAGCATTTGAAGCTAGAAACATAAACACAATGGGACAAAAAGTTTGGGAAGATGCAGGACAATCTTCTGACCCAGGCGGTTACTACTATGTCGGATTATTATTCGATGCAGCTGGTGATACTGCTGGAGACTTAAGTTTCGTTATTGAATATGTAATAGACTAATAAGTAATTAAGAAAGGGGAGAAATCCCCTTTCTTTTAAAAAGATTTTGGATTATAAAATATTATGGCATCAGTAGTAGACATTTGTAATGGAGCATTAAACCAATTAGGTGCAACAACTATTCTTTCGCTTACAGAAGATTCAAAAAATGCTAGACTATGTAATGCTAGATACACTCAAGTTAGAGACTCACTATTTAGAACACATCCTTGGAACTGCTTACAGAAAAGAGTAGAAATTGCAGCAGACACAGATACACCTGCTTGGGGTTTTACTAAGCAATATACTTTACCCGCAGATTGTTTAAGATTATTAAGAATATTAGATTATGATTTAGATCATAAAGTAGAAGGAAGAAAAATATTAAGTAATGCTTCTTCTATGAAGATTTTATATGTAGCAAGAATTACAGACCCCAATGAATATGATGAGCTATTAAGAGAAACTTTATCTGCAGCATTAGGAGCAGATATTGCTTATGGTGTTACTTCATCTAATCCTGTAGCTAAAAATATGTATGAGTTGTTTCAAGATAAATTAAAGGATGCTAGGTTTGTAGACGCAACTGAAGGTCAAAACAATTCTCCTGACCTTGGTATGACAGATGAAATAGAAGCTAGTACCTTTATTAACTCAAGGTATTAAGACATGGCACGAGTTGCAGCAGAGCTAACCAACTTTACAGGTGGAGAACTTTCTCCTCGTTTAGATGGTCGTAACGATCTAACTAAATATTCATCAAGTTGTAAGCGATTAGATAATTTTATTATTTATCCTCATGGAGCTGCCGCTAGAAGATCAGGTACTACTTTTGTAGCTGAAGTTGCAGATAGTGATAACAAAACAAGATTAATTCCTTTTGAATTTTCTACAACTCAAACTTATATGCTTGAGTTTTCTAATCTTAAAATTAGATTTTATAAAGACAATGGTTCTATTTTAGAAGGTAATAAAACTATTACTGGTATAACACAAGCTAACCCTGCTGTTGTTACTTCTAGCTCACATGGCTATTCAAATGGAGATGAAGTTTTAATTAGTAGTGTTTCAGGCATGACAGAAGTAAATGGTAAAAGATTTTTAGTTGCAGGTGTAACAACAAACACTTTTCAATTAACAGATAAAGATGGAACAAATATAAACAGCACAAGTTATACTGCTTACAGTTCTGGTGGGGTAGCTAATAAAGTTTATGAAATTGCAACACCTTATACAACTGCACAACTTTTTGATCTTAAGTTTGCTCAATCAGCAGATGTTATGTATATTACTCACCCTTCACACGAGGTAGAAAAATTATCTCGTACTGGTCATACTTCTTGGACATTGTCTGATGTAGATTTTACTAAAGGACCAATGCAAGATGCCAACACAACAGATACAACTTTAAATCCTGGTCAATCAGCAGTAGGTACAGGTATAGCTTTAGTAGCTTCTGCAGTTACAGGTATTAATGGTGGTTCAGGTTTTCAATCAACAGATGTTGGAAGATTTGTTTTTTTAAGTGCAGGTTATGCAAAAATAACAGGAGTAACTGATACTACAAATGCAACAATAACAATTATTACAGCTTTAGATAGTGCAAGTGCTACAGCAGATTGGAGACTAGGAGCTTTTTCAGATACTACAGGACATCCTTCTTGCGTTACTTTTTTTGAACAACGATTAGTATTTGCTGGAACAAGTGAACAACCACAAGCTATTTTCTTTTCAAGATCAGGTGATTATGAAAATATGGATGCAAATATTGGCGGTACAGTAGCAGATGATGATGCAATTATTTATACGATTGCGTCTAACCAAGTTAATGCTATTAGATTTATGACTGCAACAAGAACTTTAATTATTGGTACAGCAGGTGGTGAGTTTACAGTATCAGGAGGTGGTACAGATAGTGCCATTACACCAACAAATATATTAATTAAAAAACAATCAAACCATGGTTCAGCTAATGTAGATTCTGTAGCCGTAGGAAACGCAACATTATTTTTACAAAGAGCTAAAAGAAAATTAAGAGAACTAGCCTATAACTTTGATGTAGATGGTTATCTTGCACCTGACATGACTATTCTTGCAGAGCATATTACTGAAGGTGGTGTATCACAATTAGCTTATCAACAAGAACCTAACCAAATTATTTGGGGAGTTCGTGGTGATGGTGAACTTATAGGTTTAACTTATCAAAGAGAACAACAAGTAACTGCTTGGCATAGACATATTTTTGGCGGCAGATTTGGTAATGCAACCATTACAGTTACAGATTATGCAAACATAGATGATGGTACAAGAATAATTTTTACAAAAGCAGACGGCACAACGACAACTTTTACATCTGCTACATCTTCTACAACTGGTAAGTTTCATACTACATCTAGTAATAACCAAACAGCAACAAACTTAAAAACATTAATAGATGCTGACTCTGATTTTACAGCAACAGTTAGTAGCAATGTCGTTACGATTACAGAGACATCACCATTGTCTACAGGATTTTTAACTGTTAAATCTTTAGATGATTCTACTCGATTAGCAAAAACTGATGAAGGTAAAGCAGTATGTGAAAGTGTTGCTGTTATTCCAACTGATGATACAGAATATCAAACATGGGTTATTGTTAAAAGAACAATTAATGGTTCTACAAGAAGGTTTGTAGAATATATTAATAATTTTGATTTTACAGAAACAGATAATACAACATTTAATTTTTTAGATAGTGCTTTATCTTATAGCGGTTCAGCTGCTACAACTATTTCAGGTTTAGATCACCTTGAGGGACAAACAGTTTCTATATTAGCAGATGGTGCAACACATCCTGATAAAACAGTATCAAGTGGTTCAGTTACATTAGATCGTTCAGCAACTAATGTAAAACTAGGTTTAGCTTACAAATCAATATTACAAACCATGAGACTTAATGCTGGTTCACAGAATGGAACATCTCAAGCTAAGACAAAAAGAATATATGAAATTACAATTAGATTATATGAATCTGTTGGTGTTGAGGTTGGAGAGTCTTTAGATAACATGGAAAGAATACCATTTAGAACATCATCTGATCCTATGGATGAAGGTATACCTGTATTTACAGGGGATAAAACTGTAGAATTTAGAGGTAATTACGATACTGATGGTTTTATTTTTGTTAGACAAACTCAACCTTTACCTTTAACTATATTATCTTTATACCCAGACTTACAAACCAATGACTAAAAATTTATTACAAATAGTGCCTTATATCTCAACTCATGGTAAGATTATTCTTGCTAATCAAATGAACCATGTTCTTATGGATAAAGATGCACAATATGATGGAGATGCTATGCAATTAGAACAGAATGGTTTAGCTTATACTTGTATCATTAATGATGAACCTATTGCATCTGCAGGAATGAAAATAATTTGGGATGGTGTGGCAGAAGGTTGGGTATTAGCGACAAGTAAAGTTTGGAATCACCCACTTGTTATTGCCAGAGCTATTAAAAAAAATTTTGCAAGACTAGCTAAAGAAAATAATATAAAAAGAGTACAAACAGCTGTAAGAGCTGACTTTAAAATAGGTTTAAAGTTTGCTTCATGGCTTGGTTTACAAAACGAAGGATTAATGAAACATTATGGTTTTGATGGTTCAGATCACTTCAGATATGCGAGGATTTTTTAATGACTTGGGTTATACCAGTAGCAATAGGAGCAGCACAAATAAAGCAACAAAATGTAATAGGTAAAACTAATCAAGCTATACAAAATCGTAATGCTCAAGTTGCTAAACAAGAAGGTGATGCAATAGAAAAACAAGTTGAATTTGATGTAGTTACCTTTGCTAAAAAATTTAAAAAATTACAAGCAGAACAAAAAGTTGCAACTATTAAATCAGGTGCAGAATTATCTGGAACTTATTTTAAAATATTAAAAGCTAATGAAAGAGAAAAAGTTTTACAAGATAAGATTATGAGATACAATGCTAGTATTGGAAAGGCTCAAGCATACGAAAGAGCAAACTTTGCTATAATGTCTGGTCAAGTTGCTAGACAACAAGCAAAACTTGCACAAATACAAACTGCATCTCAAGTAGGAGCAACCTTATTAACTATGAATACATAATTATGCCAAAAATACCTACATTCACAACAGAAGCAAGACCTACTGCAGAAGTAAGTTCTGTTCAATCTAATTTACAAATACCATTAAATACAGTTGCTGGTGCTTTTAAACCTTTAACAGATGCTGTAGTTAAATATAAAACAGCAGAACAAAATGCTTCTAATAAAACTGAAGCTCTCGAGTTAGAAAATCAAGCTGTCATTAAATTAAATGATGCAAGTCAAGAAATTAGCATAAAATTTACTAATTCAAATGATGCAAATAAAGCTTTAAT